CGATACTTCTAATCCTAAGCAGTTTTATATCAACACAGCATATTTACGTAAATTAGCAATTAATGCGTTAGGTGTAGATGAAACTAATCATGGAATTACATCATTAGGTCATGTGAAAGAAGAAACATCGGTAGGAAGTACTACAGGTTTAGGTTCTAAGAGAGGTGCTGTAGGTAAACCTGAACATGAAACTATACACAATCTCATGCATGAAGATAATTTTGGTACTATGGTTACTGAAGAAGATTCACCTGAACAAATATTGAATAAATTAAATTTACCTAATAATAAAGAAACAGAGAGTATGGCTAAAAATGTACAACAAGAAATATTCCGAACTGGCCCATTGAAACTTTCAACAATCGGTCAAATGATAACCACTGGTTTTCATCCTGCTAGTGAAGAATTACAACAACGACTGATGGATATTAAACAGGAATTATTACAAAAACCTAATGATGAAAGATTGAAAAGAATGGAAGAACGATTACAAAACAACATGGAATCGTTATCTTCTAATTCATGGATTAGTAATTTAGGGGAAGACGAACACGGACATGATGCCTATGATAAAATGTGGAATGATTTTAGAGATAAAATGCCTAAAGGTTTAAAATCAACTCCCATGAAGAAATTTAAAATTCCTTTTTTTCAAAATTCAAGTATTTTTGGTGGTATTGAAGAAATTAAAAGAAGAATGGTTCGTGCAAGTGAAGAAGGTAATAAGAAATATGGATTAACTATGTTTGATACGGGCGTTAAAAGACCACCAAGGGGTGTTCCACTACATAGTGATTCTAATTGGATAAATTATCAAAAAAATGCCTTACATTCTATAATATCATTAGACCCTTCTAAAAAAGTAACACCTGATGAAAATATTGAATATGAGAAGGAAACTAAATTAGTTCCCGGTCAAGTGCCAATAACTCATCTTGGTAATCCAAATGGGAGAAACAAACATGCCAGTGAACATAGTGCTTTAGCACATTACGCTGGTATTAGAGGAACGCCTAGTTTTGGTGCTATACCTCAACCTGATGGTACAATGATGTTAGGTTCAAACAATGTTGAAAGCAATTTTTTACCTCCGAATGGTTTTACAGATATACATGGGGAAGATACAGTAAATCAATTAAAACAACAAATATCACAAAATGGTATTAATTTAGAAGGTACAAGTGATGTAATAGGAAATTCTATAGAAAGTGGAGAATACGTGATAAAGGCAAAATTACCTACAGAAATGCCATTGATAGAACCTTTACATAAAATATTTGAAATAGAAGATTTAGAACAACTTAGAGGTTTTACAGGAGAATGGGTTGCATCTCATCATGTAGAAGGAAAAAGATTGAAAATTACTAGGTCTGGTAATCATATAAAATCTACTACTATAGATAATGAAACATATGGTCTTTCAAATGACATACTCTCTTCTTTGAGAAAACTAACAAAAAAGAATTACACAATAGATGCTACAAGAACTGATGATGGATTATTCATTAATGATATAATGCATTATGATGGTACAGATGTTACTGATTTGAATACAAGAGAAAGAGTCAAATTATTAAGAGGACAATTTGATAGTCATGAGGGAGTTCATGTACCTAGTCCTTCAACATTGAAAGTTACGGATGAAGAAGGGTTAGAAAATGCAGTAAAAGATTTATTAGAAAATAATGAAGATGGTAAGATTTTACTTCGAGACGCAAAGTCTTCTTACATGAAGGGTGAAGAAAAACATCCTAAGTGGGTACTTATGACAAAATCTGATGATGCTTATCATGTTCCTTTCGGTATGGAGATAGATGACACACATTTCATATTACACTTTGTTGACGACATTGTAAAGTATGACATATTAGAAGATGATGTATCCAACCCAAGAAGTATGCTTGCTGAACTATCTAATTCAGAATATCCTATAACATTAGCAAAAAGTTTGGAAACTTATTGGCGACCTGCATTTTATGAGATGTGGAAAGCAGAAAAAGAAAAACGTATGCTACCTGAAGAAAATCTTGATGATGAAAAAGTCGAAGAAGAAAGTGCAGGTATTATTGATGTTGATGATGAATCCAGAATAATGAAACCAAAAAGGAAGCAGATGTTAAAGACATTAGAGTTGATAGCAAGAGCATTAGATATCTTAGAAAAAGGACATAGTAATATGGCTGGTAGAGGACTAGGAATTGATGTAGGAGCACAAATAGAAAGCCCTCGTGGACCTACACGATTAACTTCTGAAGAAAGTATGCCTGATTGGGATATGAAGGAAAGACCCACTGAAGATATGGAAAAACCTGAAAAATACCCCGGTAGACATAAGAAAAAGAAGATTTCTGAAGAAAATGCTGAAGAAATAGAAGAAGATTTAGACACTTACTGAACCGTTTCATATAAGTAGCATAACAAACCAAACAGGAATTAGTGTGCAGCCGAGACTACAGTACAAACCTTCTGATGAACCTATCAGTTTGCTTAAAGCAGGGAATGAACTCATTGTTGCTGGATACGCCAGTGTTGAACTGGTAGATAAGCAAGGCGATTTAATAACACAAGGGGCATTAAAAGATGGATTCAGAAAATTTATGGAAAATCCATCCTATAGGAATGTGCAATTGGCACACTCCAATATACAAGTCGGAGATGTAGTTCCAAATTATACAGATAGCGAAGGGAGGTTGTGGAAAAGCGAAGTGGATGATGTCGGAATGTTTGTAGTAATAAAACTACGTGACGACATCGAAAAAGCCAAAGAAGTCGCTGCCGAAATACGAAAAGGAGCATTACGCGGCTTTAGTATAGGTGGACAGGCATTCAAGAGAGTCAGAAAATCAGACCCTAAACATGGCGATTATCAAGAAATCAGCAAACTCGAACTCCACGAAATCACAATTTGTGAAAAAGGAATAAACCCCGAAGCAACATTCAGAATATTAAAGGAAGATAAACAAGAAGAAACCAACAAGGTGAAAAAAATGACAGAAGATGACACAATGAACCAGATGACCGACGTACTCTCTCGATTAGAGTCACGTCTTGACTCAATGGAAAAAGGTGAAAAACCTGCTTTCCTTGAAGATAAAAAAGATGAAAGCAAGGATAAGGACATGAAAGATGACAAGAAAAAAGAAGAAACTGTTGAAAAATCAGAATTTTCTGACGTTATCTCTTCAGATTACCTAAACTGGATGGAAGACACTCTAAAGAGTGCAGGAGTAGACACAGGTGCTGCTCGTGCTCACTTTGACAGTGATTCAGTTGCAAAACAAAATATGGGTTCAACCCCTGAAGAATTGCAAGGTAATGACGCAACTATGGGTGGACAAGCACCTCTACGTCAACAAGAAGGAGGAAACCCATCCACAGGAGCAGTTGGTAAACTCAACAGCGGTGGAGATGTAAAGAAATCCGATTTCTTAAATCCTATGGATTTAGATGTTTCTGATGTAGAAGCAGCATATGAAGTTTACAAAGCAGCGGCTCTTGAACAAGAATTCCGTGGTTCTTTAGAATCTGACTTTGCTGCAAGATATCAAGCAGAACGCACAGAAGAAATAGCAAAAGCAGAAGCAGCATCATACGATGCTCGTGGACCTTTAGATGCTATTACAAAAGCAATTGCTGACCTTTCAGAAAGAATTGACAGCATCGGTACACCAGCAGAAGTAGGAGAAACACTACAAAAATCTGCTGAACCACAACATGAAGTTCCATCAACTTCTGACCTAGCACAAATGTCTTGGGATGAAGTACATCAACTCGCAGGTCGAGTCTTTGAGGGAGAGTGAATAAAATGGCAAGAAATTACGTAAGAACAATAACTGATATGGAAAGATACTATTATGGAGCAGGTAACGCAATGGGTTACTCGTACTCTGGTAGCGAATTACTGAAAAGCGACAGCCCAATGTTGTCTACAACTGCTGGTACATACCAAGCAATTTATGGACGCAAAGTATGGTCTCAATTGAACCAAGAGTTCAACGCTTTCTCAATTCTACCAAAGAAACCTTGGGATAGGTCAGGATGGCGTGTTATAACTGGCAAGCCTTCAGATGCTTCTACTGGTTCTTCACTTGGTGGAGTTGCGGAAAACTCAACATTACCAGACACACAAAGGCCAACATTCCAGCACATAGCAGCAAAACCAAAGACAATCGCTCATACATTCGATATGTCTGAAACTGCTATCTTCCTTGCTGACAAGGATGACGGAATGGGAGATATACGCTCAGTTCTTAAAGAAGAAATGGGTAAACATCACGCAGAGTCTGTTAACAAAATGTTGTTAGACGATGTAGATAATCCAGCAGGTAACAATTTTGAGTCACTTGACAGAATTACAGCAGCACATAATGATGACGCTGATTCAAAAACTGGATTAGATGCAGACCATGATGCTCTTACAGCATCCAGTGACTTAGATATATACAGTATTGGTAGAGAAGCAAATAGACTTTGGGCTAATGCTGAAATGAGTAACAATATTGTTAGCGATACAGCAACTGACAGAGTTCTATCACTAGATGTCTTGGATGATTTATTCCAAAGACTTTGGGTACGTGGTGGAAATCCAAAAGTTATACTAACTGGATATGACACATTGATGAGATTACAACAACTATTACAATCTCAACAAAGATTCATGGAAGAGAAGAGAGTTACACCTACTTACAATGGAGTAAAGGGTGTACCGGGAATTGAAGCCGGATTCATCGTAGCAACATACAACGGTGTCCCAATCATTCCATCTAAAGACGTACAAAAAGATACGATTTCCAGAATGTACTTACTAGATACAGATTATCTACACTTCAGTACAGCAATACCAACACAATACTTTGAGTCTGGTATAGAGACAGGAGACCCATTCGCAATAAATAGACTAGGACAGGAAGGACTTTACCGAACAATGGGTGAAATCTGGACTACGTTCTTCGGTGCTCAAGGGCAAGTGAGGGACCTTAAGTAAGGTTTTTGTGGAGATTAATGGAGGAATAAATTATGAGTAATACAATAACATATACAACAAGCGGCAGTGCGGTATTTACAGAGGACTTTTCTTTGGACTTATACGCAGGTACACAAGTAGACGACACAGCATGGTTAGATGGTGGAGCAGCAGCGGATTCATATCCGGGTGCTCTTGCTGGCTTCCAAGCCAAGAATAGCAATACTACAAATGCTACAGCAGGATTAAAATTAGTTTGTGGAAGAATGACCACAGTTGCAGTAAATGATGAAACAATCACACTAAGTGGCGGTGCAACAAAAGTTATCGCTGCAATGAGTGGAGATACATCAACAGCAGCATCATCCTTGATGATTAAGAACACTACAAGTGGAGTTCTTCAGTTCACAGTAACTGGAACTCAAGTAGCGAATGTACCTGTTTGGATGATAGTAGCATAAGGTGATTCTTCATGCCACAAATAAAATACATAGGGAAATACCATAACAGTCCTCCACCAAGAGGATTGACACACACAGTGTATCGTGGTGAATCTTACGAAGTTAGCCAAGAGTGGGTTGACGAGTTTGGTGGTAATCTAAGTAAAAACTATGTAATTTTAGGTGCAGAAGCAAAGACCGTTGATAAATTAAATGATGGAATACCTGACTCCGG